TGGTTCAAATAGTGGTTCTTTCGGTGGTTCATTTAGTGGTGGAACAGATGGAACTGTCCAACATCCTATAGGTGCTTTTACCTATGAGAATATATCAGAAAATAATTCTCAAGGATTGGATCCAAGTAATAATGGTGGAGCTAGTGGATATAATGAATATGTACAAGCTCTTGACTTATTATCTAATCAAGATGAATATGATGTAAATCTTATTTTAACACCTGGAATTATTGATAGTGTTCATACTGCAATATCCAAAAAAATTATGGATGTCTGTCAAGATAGAGGTGATTGTTTTGCTTTAATTGATCCAGTAGAATATAATAAAAATGTTGGAGATGTAACAGAGAGAGCTGGAGCTAGAGATACAAGTTATGCAGCAATGTACTGGCCTTGGGTTAAAATACCAGATAATCAATTAGGAGTTCAACGATGGGTGCCACCATCTGTAGCTGTAGCTGGTGTATATGCTTTTAATGATAAAGTTACACATGCATGGTTTGCTCCGGCAGGTCTTAATAGAGGAACTATCAATGTAGCTAAACAGGCAGAAAGAAGATTAACTCAAGCAGATAGAGATACATTATACGATTCAAATGTTAATCCAATTGCTACTTTTCCTGGTCAAGGTGTAACAGTATTTGGTCAAAAGACTTTACAAAAGAAAGCATCAGCACTCGATAGAGTTAATGTACGAAGGCTATTAATTAAAGTTAAGAAGTTTATTGCTTCATCATCAAGATTCTTAGTATTTGAACAAAACAATGCTGTAACACGTAGAAGGTTTTTAGGAATTGTAAATCCGTTCTTGGAACAAGTTCAATCTCAAAGTGGTTTAAGTGCATTCAGAGTTGTAATGGACGAAACAAACAATACACCTGATCAAATTGATAGAAATCAGTTAGTTGGTCAGTTATTTTTACAACCAACAAGAACCGCCGAGTTTGTTGTATTGGATTTTACAATACAACCAACAGGTGCTTCGTTTACTTCATAAAGAAACTAAAAAGAGATTTGAAGAAATATAAATCCCTTTTTTTATCTTTTTTTAATATTTATATATGAATACAAAGGTATTTAAATGTAATTTAGGAGAAATTTAATGGCAGAATTATTAGAACCTCAAGATATAATGTTTACACCGTTTGAACCGAAGTTAAAGAATCGGTTTATAATGCAAGTGGATGGTATTAACGCTTATTTGGTTAAGGCAATAAATAGACCAAGTCTTGAATCAGATGAGGTAATATTAGAACATATGAATGTAACAAGATATGTAAAAGGAAAATCAAGGTGGCAACCACTTGATATAGTACTTTATGATCCAGTAGTTCCAAGTGCAGCTCAACAAGTAATGGAATGGATTAGATTATCACATGAATCTGTAACTGGTAGAGATGGATATTCAGATTTTTATAAGAAAGACGTGACATTTAATCTTTTGGGACCTGTAGGTGATGTTGTTGAAGAATGGGAATTAAAAGGTACTTACATTCAATCTGCTAATTTCGGTGATTTGGCATTTGACACAAGTGATCCAGTTGAAATCACTTGTACATTAAGATACGATTACGCTATCCTTAAATTCTAAACTATAATATTTAATCTAATAAAAAAACCTCTGATAAAAAATTAGAGGTTTTTTATTTTTATATATATTTATATACGAGATGAAAATAACATTTGAAGAGATAATAGAGCAGGTTTTAGAACACGAAGGTGGTTATGTAAATGATCCTCATGATGCGGGTGGTGAAACAAATTTTGGTATAGCTAAAAGGTTTTATCCAAATGTCGATATAAAAAATCTTACAATAGAACAAGCAAAAAAGATATATCATCAAGATTATTGGCGACCAGCTAAATGTGATGAAGTACCACCTAAATTACGACATATTTATTTTGATATGTGTGTTAATTTTGGGAGAAGTGGGGCAGTGAGGGTGTTACAAAGAGCAGCAAATGCTAAAAATAGAAACAAAATTGAAGTTGATGGTGGTATGGGACCTGCAACATTAAAAGCTATACAAAATTTAGAATTAGAAAGAGTTAGAGCATATCGAGTTTTACGATTTGCTAATTTAGTTATTAAAAAACCAGAACAAGAGAGATTTTGGTTTGGTTGGTATAAAAGGGCAACGGAGGTTTAATTATGTCAGAAAACAAGTTTCCAAGTGAAGTTATAGATTTACCAAGTGAAGGTAAATTATATCCAAAAGATTCACCATTATCATCAGGTAAAATAGAAGTTAAATATATGACTGCAAGAGAAGAAGATATACTTACATCACAAAATCTTATTAAAAAAGGTGTAGTTATTGATAAACTTATTAATTCACTCATCTTAACAGAAGGTGTTAGTGGAGATGATTTAATTTTAGGTGATAAAAATGCAGTTATGGTAGCAGCTCGTATTCTAGCTTATGGTCCAGAATATACTTGTGAAGTATCACATCCTGTCACTGGTGAAACCACAGAACAAACATTTAATTTAGCAGATTGTCCATTTAAAAAATTATCAAAAGATATAACTGAAAATAAGTTTGAAACTGTCTTACCTATTTCTAAAAAGAAAGTAACATTTAAATTATTGACTGGTAAAGAGGAAACTCAAATAGCAGAAGAGTTAAAAAGTTCACAAAAAATAGGAACAGAAGTTATACCTGAATTAACAACTCGTCTAAGATACACACTTATTTCAGTTGATGGTGATGATTCACAAAAAACAATAAGTGATTTTGTTAATAACCTACTAGCAAGAGATTCAATACATTTAAGAAAAGAAATTTCATCAATTTCACCAGATATTGAACTTCAACAAGAAGTACTGATAGGAGAGGAGACCGTCAAGGTAAACATACCAATGACGGTAAACTTTTTTTGGCCTGACTCCTAAACACAAACCAGAAATACACAAAGAAATATTTCAACTAATATATTTTGGAAAGGGATTTATACATTCCGATGTTTATGATATGCCTATATATTTAAGAAGATTTTATTATAAACAACTAATTGATGTCAAGAAAAAAGAAAACGATGAGATTAAAAAAGCTAATCAAAACTCAAAGATATCAAGACCTGCTATAAATCCAAGATTCAAATAACTTTTTTTTACATATTTGATATTTATATATGAATTGGTACGTCTAATTGGAGAAAACCATGTCAAAGAAAAAATCATATATGAATGAAAAAAATATCTTATCAGAAGGTCTTTTTGATAAACTTATGCGTATTATCACAAAATCTAAATTAAGAAAAGATAAAAAAATACAAAATGATTTATCTGATTTAAATAAAAATGTTCTCGAATTAGAAAAAGAATTAAATAAAAGATTTAAAGAATTAAATCCCAACCATAAATCAATAAAATTAAGTAAATACAAACTATCAAGTTTTTTATAGGAAACACATGGCAAAAGAAAATTTTAAAGAACAATTAAATTACGCTAAACAATTAAATGAAGAGACTCGTAAACAAATAGAATATGAGGGTCTACTTGATGCTACATTAGAAGACAGAGTTGATACTTTAAATAAGATTAAAAAAGGTAGTAAAGATAATACTGAACTTAGTGGTATACAACGAGATATTGAACAAGAAATAAAAAAACATGTAAAAAGTGGTCATACTGCATTAGCAGATAAGTGGAAAACAGAATTAAAACTTGTAAAAACAAAAATACAAGAAAATAAACTTCATGAAAAAACCATTAAATCCTTAAAACAAACTGCTGATACTGCTAAAGGTATATTAGCAACGGTTGGTTTAGGTGCTGGATTAACTGGAATATTTACAAAGTTTGCTGAGATTACAGGTGTTATTGGAAAAGAGTTTGGTGCTCTTGGGATGACAAATAAAGAATTTAAAAGTGATATGATAACTGCTGCAACAGAAGCAGCATCATTAGGTAAAAGTATTGAAGATGTATCAGCAACTGTAAAAACTCTAACAACAAATTTTGGATTTTCAAGAGATGAAGCTGCTAAAATGACAGTTTCAGTAATTGATACTTCGATGGCATTGGGATTATCTGTTGACGAGGGTGCACAATTACTTGGTAGTTTAACTCAAATAGCAGGAATGTCTTTCGATACGGCAACCAATTTTGCAAAACAAACTGCATTACTTGCTGATGCTGAAGGTGTAGCTCCAAATGTTGTGATGAGAGATATAGCTAATTCATCAGAAGCTATTGCTAAGTTTAGTGGTATGACCCCTGAACATATAGCGAAAGCAGCAATTCATGCTACAAAACTTGGACTTAGTTTAACTACAATTGCAGGTTCTATGGAAGGAATGTTAGATTTTCAAGGTTCACTTAATGCCGAAATAGAAGCTTCAATAATGTTAGGTAGAAATGTTAATCTACTAAAAGCAAGAGAACTTGCATTGGCTGGTAAGGCCGACCAATTTGCAGTAGAATTAACAAAACAAGTTGGAAGTCAGGCCGAATTTGAAAAAATGAATTTACTTCAAAGACAATCATTGGCCAAAGCACTTGGTATATCTGTTGAACAAATGGCGAAGATGGTTAATAACCAAGATAAAATTAAAACACTTGGAGATGCAATTTCAGAACAACCCGGTTTAGAAAAAATGTTTGCCAGAGAATCATTAGATGCCATTGCTGGGATAACAAATGATATGAAAAGAATTGGTATGGAATTAGTTGAAAGTATAGGACCTTCTGTTAGTTTCATTGTTGGTGGTTTCGCAAAATTTACACAATCATTAAGTAAAAGTAAATTGTTATTACCTGCAATTGGAGCTTTACTTGCTGCCATGGCTACTAAATCTCTTGTTGTAGCTTATGCTAATTTAACTGCAGCAATGGCTCAACTTAGTATAACAACT